CTTGCTTCGATCCGTTGGATACAATATATGCGTTGTCTTTCCTTGTTTATTAATTACATTTAAACTGCCTTCTTTAAATCGTGATGTGTTTTTAGACACAAAATGTTTAAAACCAAGCTGTTCACTTATTTCTTTACAAGCATCGACTTGATGTTTATTGTGTTCAAACACTAACATATCCCAAGTAGCTTCTCCGCCCGCTTCGATAAAGTGACGTGCATTATCTAATATTTTTACATAATCTGTTCCGATGCGGTATAAGGAATGTGTGTCAACCAATCCATCAATTCCAAATCGAACAGTAACTTGTAGCTCTGCTAGCTTTTTCCAAAAATCACAACTCTTAGCAGAACCGTTTGTATTCATGCTTAGTTCAATGCTAGGGTTATTGATACGTAAATATTCAAATATAGGCAATGTGTCCTTGGCAATAATAGGGTCGCCCAAATTGCCGCACATATATAACCTATCTAACTGTTGTATGAACTCAACAGAAAACCATTCTTTAAATTGCTCTAAGGTTATTTCAGTAACAGATATAAATGGGTTTTCAATGCCTCCCTGAATATTTCGAGCACACATAGGGCAACTAGCTTGACACTTGCTAGTTACTTCTAAATGTACTTTTTTTATTTCAGAAAGGTTATACATTACTTTCGGCCTATGATCATGTAACGTGTATACATAGGAGTTTCTAATTCTCCTGCCCATAACACATCTATATGGCTTTGTTCTTTAAATTCTTCCAAGCTATCGGCTGTTCTTATATGTTCTTCTATTTTATAATTGTTGCTCTGTAATACCAATAGTTGATCGTTATTTCTATTGCGTAGCCATTGCTCGTACTGTAGCTGAGAAATATGTTCGCAACTAGTATTAATAACAATATCTACAAATGATATAAGACTGCACATATCTACAGTTATTGCTTTGAACCTGCCCTCTATTTCTTCTTTCTTATTCATGAGCACAGCAATAGGTTCCACTGTAGGATCTATGTCTATACTACAAATTTTATTTACAGATATATTACTTTGAAATAGCATACTGGCTAACACACCGACCCACCCACCGTGTATTTCAATACTTACTTGATCATGATCTAAGTGATTATCTAAATTACTGATTAGCCATTCTTTACTTTTAATTTGTCCTGACCAAAATGCATCCAAGGTCCTTATAGGATCGGGGCTTTGTCTAATAGCGTTCATCCAATAATGTAAGTGTTCAGTGTCTATGTTCATATTTTTTAAATTGCAAGAATTGGGATTATTTTTTTCTGTGTAGCTGTATTGTTAATCTTTTTCTTCGGCATGTTTGTATCAAGTACACAAACGCAAGCATCTTGTTCACATGTGACAGGCACAATTACAGGATTAAATTTTTCTTTAAAATCTAAATCAAACAAGTTATAGACAGTATCAATATTAAATAATTTATTAGGACAGTATCCAGTAATGCTACCATCATTGCCAATATTGACCCAGTCAATTCCTAAATTGCATTGCCAGCCTTTGAACTTATTCAGTTTATTCAATAATATATGATTTTCAGATACTGTTTTAGTCTTGTTATTCTCATCAACTATTACTGTTTTAATTATGTAACTGCGGTTATGTAATAGAAACCACCACCATAGTTGTCCTCTTGCTCTGACAGAATTAACAACATCTTGTTGTTCTTTTGTATATGTCAAGGTTGGATGTACTACCTCATTATATCGTATCGACCAATGATACTTGCTTTTTTTTAAGTCTTCAACAATTGCCATACACTTGTCCCAATGTAACGGATCCATTAAGACTTGTGCATAAACTGGAACATGTTTACTGTATAAAAAATCTGCTACTTCTCTAATATGATTTATATCGACAAATTCGTGATGAACACTAATAGCAACATTATCTAGATATGGATATGCTTTAGCCCACCAGTCTAATTTTCTGCTTCCGTTAGTATGTACAGTAATCTTAACATTGTAGTTCTTTTTAAAATAAGAAACAAAGGGTATGAACTGTTTCCAATTAGTAGGTTCGCCGCCTGCCAGATTAAAATCAAATTTTGTTTTGCTAGTATTTTTTTTATAGTATTCAAGAAAATGTGTAAGGTTAGGTACAATCACATCTAAGTCAGGATATTTTATAGTACCTTCATTTGAACCAGGCCAGCAATACCAGCATTTAAAATTGCAGTAATTACTCAAGGTAATGCCTATCCTAATAAGATTCTTATTTAAATTTTGCTTAATTTCAACTATATTTTGCATTTTGGTATTTTACTGTCTGCGCTACTAACGCACTTATCCGTTACGCATATCTTTGGCTGAGAAAACAAAGTAAATTTTTCTATTTTACCAAGAGATTTTTCTTTACAACTGTATGCTCGTTTAACCTCATTACCTCTTATTATAACACTTTGGTATCCGCTATTACAAGCCCAATGAGTAAAACTATTAAAGCCTAGTGCGTTGAACCGTTCCGCCTGGTCAATATAATAATCCTGAGATCCATCTGTTAGTCTAATTTGATATCCTTCTTGTTGTTCGAAATCATCTTGCATAATTTTAATCATGTCAGGAGTATACCCTTCAACAATAGCAGTAGCAGTATCGTTACTTTGCGGCTTGAGTGTCACATTGATGCCACGGGTACGCAAACGTTCACAGCGTTCTAGTGTTTCAAAAAAAACTTCAGGAACCATTACTTGGTTAACTGTTACATGTACTCGCTCATACATCAACTGTAAACACTTGTCTCCAAACTCCTGCTCTTTGGCAAACTCTGCATGGAAACTGGCTGTGATACTTCTACGCTGTAGACAGTCAGTAATATCGCACCAATTCTTCCACCACTTAGAACCGGGTGACAAATTAGTTGTCATGTGTATACTTTGATAAGGACTTTCAGTTTCGTCTAAGTGTTTTATCAAATTAGGAAGTTCTTTGTACGCTGTTGGTTCGCCGCCACTGAAACTCCAGTGGAATTCTGTAAATCCATTCAAACGAGCTTGACGTTTAATCTCATCTACTGTAGACTTATATACATCTAAAGTTTGGTAATCGAGTACATCCGATCTAGCATAGGGCCAGCAGTAGCTACATTTGTAGTTACAAAATCTGCCCAATATCCAACTAATGTTAAATAAAGGACGATCTAACATTGTTTGCTGTCCAAATTTGGTAATTTTGGCAAAGGGTATAGTAGAGAATTCCATTGACAGTATTTACACGAGGTGTTATAATAATTACGTGGACGTGAGTGTAACTTGGTAAACCTCCTCCTAGTAAGCTGACCCCCAGCTGAACGGAGGGAACGGGTCTTGCCCTTAGGGTGACTTTGGAAGTTCGAATCTTCCCGTCCACACCATTTTAATAGGCACAGAAAGGCACACGATGAAAAAGGCAATGGCAGTAGCACTTGTATTAGCAACCACTAGCGTGTTTGCTTATGATGATAATCCAACAGCACAATTTGATGCTACTCGCAATATGACTAATCAAACTAAGATTACATGGAAGGCTGTGAGTAATGTTCAAGCCGAGTGTAATAAAGAATCTAAAAGACTAGCTGGGCGTGATTTTGGTTATGCTGTACAGGCCTGTAGCTTTTGGGAAAAAGAAAATGGACAAGATATCTGTACTATAATTACAGGCAAACACACTAGTATGCACAGCATTGGGCACGAGATGCGCCACTGCTTTCAAGGTAATTGGCATGAATAAAAAAATAGCAAGTAGTCCTGAACGACACACCTTTCAAAAAGAAGGGTATATCAAACACTGCGAGGAAGAGGGCAAAGAGCCAAATCCTGACTATGTTGCCATGTACAAGACTTGGCGTGAGCAAGATGAAGAAAATCTAAAAGACCCTACTTGGCAAAAGAACAACATGGAATACGATTTGCGTAGTTCAAAAGAAATGTGCGACAAAGTCAAGCAGTCGGATAACTATGCTCAAAACTTGTATGCCGCAATGTGTAACATGACTTGGCAATGTAGAGAGTTTTGGCAAGAGATGAAAGGCGAAACTTGGAGTTGCTCTTGGCGCCATGCTGGCGGTATAATTGCTGACATGCGAGAACAAGGTGATTACATTGATTGGTACTGTAGCGGTATTGGCAATCCAGAATTAGGCAACGGACTAGACGGTACTGTGCCAGACGTCACTGACGGACGTAACTATGTACCAGAAGGAGTAGTTACTGAAGAAATTGAACTGGATCTAAACCGACTAGGCTGGAGACCAATTCCTTATAGCGATGACTAAGTTTAAGGTTAAATACTAATATGAAAACAAATTGGATTATAACCGTAGAAGAAGATCCAGAAACTGGTGATTTACTATTGCCGTTTCCAGATGACTTTTTAGAAACACAAGGGTGGAAAGAAGGAGACACATTAGAGTGGACCGACAATGCCGATGGTAGTTGGACTATTCAAAAAGTAAACTGATGGCTAAAGACGATATTATAGAATTAACAGGCTCTGTTGAAGAAGTACTACCCGGCAACATGTTCAGGGTAAAAGTAGAAAATATGCCAAACCCATTACTATGTTACATGGGTGGCAGATTAAAGCAAAATAAAATTCGCATTATCCTAGGTGATAATGTAAGGCTAGAAGTCAGTCCATATGACCTCAGCAAAGGTAGAGTAACTTATAGGTTGTAACAATGAACATCATTCTCGAGCGTGTGTATAACGTGTGTAAGCAAGTTCGAGAACAGAGTCCTGAACAGACCACGTTCAAAAAACTGATAGCACGTACTCGCAATACATTCAAACTGCATGATTTTGATATTGCTATCAAAACCAAAAAAGATCGAGACTTGGATGTA